TTCCAGGTTAAATAATAACCTATAACCGCTCACATGGGATTAATAGACTTGTCTATTAATACTTTGAAATAGTGGTAATTTACAATTGGTGCTTCAAACAAGGTTTGAACTAATTGGGGTAGTACCTGACGTCTGGCGTCCCTTTCATAAAGGAACAGCGCAGTACACCATCAGATCATACGCGGATTACTTTCTTTGGTGAACCTACAAAAAGTGGGCAGACCAAATAAGTGACAGTCTAAGATCAGTTAAAATTAATTTAACATAACCTCTTCCGGCCGGGGCCTATTAATATGGTACAGCATCAACAGGATAAAAGGGTTTATCGCAGTTAATGACTGACTATCTTGGGATGTTACTTTGGTATGTAATACATCTTGCATATCGGTCCCTGTAGCTTTCGTAGACGCTAAACAATAATAAATAAATAAAAAAATAATGCAAAAACAAAATTTCTTTAAGAACTTAAAATTATTTAAATCTGTATATGAGGCTGGGTGTATGATATCACTTTCAAATGAAAAACATTTGAAGTTAGTTTTAAGAAATGTAGGTTGACGTTTCGTCATTCTTTCATTTCTTCGAACTAAAGATATTAACCGAATTAGATCCTTACATAACATTGCGACTTATCTTATTAAATTAAGAAAAAATCATGGTGATATGTATGTTATCAAATTTCTCAAAGCATCTCAATTGGCCGTTCAGAAAAAGTTAGCAGGTTCTCCTTTCGAATCACTTCGAGAGTTAGAGCCTGATCTTCCTTTACCTCGTCTCTCTAGATCAGGTCTACCTTACTTAATTAAATTAAGTGATAGATCTGCTATAGTGAGGGGGTCTGTTAAGGTTATTCGATTTTGATTATCTATCTTAAGTTTGTATAGAGTACTTAAGGGTGAGATAAAACCAAAATTGAATACCATAACAGATCCTTTTACGGGTGATCAAAAGGTGGTTGACGATTTTCAAAGATTCCTATGACTTAACAGTCGTAGGCTATTGAGAAGTTTTCTTCCATCTTTTGACCGTTCTCAGTTAGCTTCGAATAGGTTAATTCCCATTCTAAAGGCTAGCCCGAGTAGTAAAGTTAGTATCAAAGGATACTTACTGGATATCAAGTTATTACGTGAAAGTAATATTTGACCATCTTTTCGTAAGTATCTAATGTTAACTAGATCTAAAGGGTTGAGTAAATTAGTGAACTCTCTCGAGTTAATCCAGGGTCCTCTTATAAGTGAGGCTGATTTTAAGGGTAATAACCTTGGTCAGCTTTCCTTTAAAGAGGAGGCTGCTGGTAAGCTACGTGTTTTTGCAATGGTTGATGTGATTACTCAATCATTACTAAAACCTCTTCATGATACTTTGTTTGGTATTTTTAAACTTTTACCAAATGATGGTACTCATGATCAGGAATTAGCTTTTACAAAAGCTCAAACATTAGCTAAGAAATATGGCTCTGTTTATGGTTATGATTTATCATCAGCCACAGACAGGTTACCTGTTTCTGTTCAATCATACTTTCTATCTACACTTTTTGGTGCGGATATCGGGCGTTATTGACAGGACATTCTTGTAGGGCGATCTTATGTGATTTTGAAAAATTCATATGGATTACCTGAGGGAAATATTTCTTACCGTGTAGGCCAACCTATGGGAGCTCTGTCCTCTTGAGCAATGTTGAATATGATCCATCATATGATGGT